AACGGATCCGGCGAATAAGCTCAATTGCAGTTTCCTTCCTTCCGAGAACCTGCATGAAATTCGTCACTTCTCGATCAAGATCGAAATAATACTCTGCACGAGATCGCGGTTTCCGGAGAAGAACGTTAGCCGCTCCTCCAAAACCGTCGACGAAAGTATCGTGTTCCGGAAAAAAGGATGTGATCCATGGTGCCAGGAGAAATTTTCCTCCGTTGTATTTGAGGACGGGGCGATTGATGCTCATCAGTAGGCAATCTCATGCATAGGAATGTAACATCTTATACAATGCGATATGAGCCAAGGTGTTCGAATTCCACAGGAAGGACAGACGAGAATGTCAACCTCATGGTTCGAAGAAGGAACGGAAACTATCCGAGATCGGAATTGATAGATCTGTCCTTTCATTGTCTGAATGCCTCCACAACTCATACAGTCTACGTTGTTTGTTTTATGCTCGAATCCGCATTCGGAACACCGGAAGAAATCCGGATTTGTATCTGTGAAATTTTTTGTTAAATTCATATTTGAAACTCCTTACTTAAAATTTTCCATGCAAGTTCCACCACTCGTGGAACCTGTCCGTCTCCAATTGCTTCGGTGCGGTCCACCCGATTGGCCATCCCATTTCCGCCTCCAGCATTCCTGGTGACGGACTCCATCCACCGCTGAGCGATAGCGCGAGATTTTTCACTTTTTCGCTGTATCGATTCGGAGCTTTCCCGAATCCCCAACCTCCTCTCCCCATCGATTTTCTCGGAGTGGGCAACAATCCAAATTCGTTTCCGTATGTGTGGAGCTCCGGCGTCATCAGCTCCCAACACTCCCCATGTCGCATCATACCCCACCGAGGCCAAATCCCCAAGAACTCTTGAGAGTCCACGCCTGGTAAGCAATGGGGAGTTTTCCACAAATGCGAAACGCGGTCGAACTTCGCAAATGATTCGGAACATCTCCCTCCAAAGTCCAGAATTTTCGCCGTCGATGCCTGCTCCGTTGCCAGCGGCTGAGATATCCTGGCAAGGAAAACCGCCCGATACCACGTCAACAAGGCCACGCCACGGTCGTCCGTCGAAGGAACGTACATCATCCCAAACGGGGAACGGTGGCAGGTGTTCCTCATTTTGTCGCTGGATGAGTCGTCTGGCGCGATAGGCGTTAAATTCCACTCCGCAAACTGTTCTCCAGCCAAGGAGTTTGCCTCCAAGAATTCCTCCTCCAGCACCTGCGAAAAGTGCCAACTCATTCAATCGCTCCCCTTCCATTCCTGTATTTCCTGCATTGCGGGGGAATAGTAACCGTCTATTTCCCCGTTTGCGTTTGCTTTCAATCCATGAAGCGGACAAAAGCGAATTCCATCTTTCTGTATGAGTTCAATGTTCCGATGTGGGCATCGACCACCGTGACATTTTTTTCCTAAGAAGCTCTCCGCCCACGCCTCATATTTTTCGTACCGGTCAACATATAGATGATGCAATAGAGTTGGCCCTAATAGTCCTGTAACGGTTGAACGGCATTTCCTTTCTTTTTGAACAACACGTTTAAAGGCGTACTTCGTTCCATAAATGTAATTATTATCATCAACCCAGATAGGTCTATTAGTGAAACCTGATGTTATGCGCAATGCCCTATTGATATAGTTGGACGTAAACCGTGCATCAATGTGATAATGCTCCTCATCCGTTCCGAATTGTGGATCGTTATGCCTTGGCCCTATTACAGGAATGTAATGTGCCTTTCCGAACTCGTTCACAATTTTAGCACAGGGAACTTTGTAGTATTTACCGATTTCGTAACTCATTCAAAAATATCCCTCTTCCATTGGTCCCATGCAACGAGGACAATCAAATGCATGCCCCCCTGTCTGTGTGCCACAACACATGCAGAAATAATAATCCGGTTCCTGTATGCAATCGTCTTCTGATTCGAAGTCATCTTCTTTCAAAATCTCCCCCTTCCCACAACGAGCATCGCCGCGTCACGGGAGTGTTCCGATGTTCGGCCCGTCCAACCGGTAAGAGTCCGGAACTCGGCGGCCTTGTGTTTTGTTTTGCCCCTCTGTGGGTGGACGAGTCGATATGGAATCTTATTCAGTTCGCAGAATTCTACCCAAAGTTTGCAGTCACGCTTCACGGAGCCTGCGCCCTGGCGTTTCTTCTCAGAGTTCTTCCCAAACCATGTTCTCTTTCGTGCGTCCTCGATGATTAAACAGATCGGAACACCCCAAGAATTATAGGACTTCACTTCTTCCTGTGCTTCGAGAGCCGAATACGTCGCAACTTGCGTTAATCGTTGTGTATCCTTGTTCCAAACTGCAAGGCCTGTTTCAACACCCGGATCGATTCCGATCAGAAGCGCTTCCGTCAACGGATCGAACTGCGACTTCTCAAACCGTCTTTCTTTAGTTTTGCTCATCGAGTGTCCCTTTTTCTGCGAATCGATTCAGAACTTCCGCGACCTTCCTCGCGATATGGGGATTCAGGAGCATCCGGTCCCCTGATTCGAATCCCAACCAGATAGTCGGCTGCGATCCTTGCGGAGTTCCGTCGACGATCGAGCAGAATCGATCTGAAGCATCGTTAAATTTTCCTATATTTCGCCCTCGGTTTCCTTTTCGAAAACGGATTCTTCCGGGCATTCCCTTTGTCTCTGTCATGCAATCTCCCTTCTGCGTTGTCTCATGCGATCGAAAGCGGCTTGAAGGACGGTGCCGTCCTCGTTATCGTCGATCGCGATTTTTTTGTAGTCGGAGCCGATCCAATCTATTCGGAGAGGTTCCGGTTTTTCTTTGAAGCGGCGGAAGTCTTCAACGAACTCGCTCGCCGAGAGCCACCTCTTCCGATGATCCGCATAACGAATAATTTGGTAGCTCGCCTGACGATCACCTTCACTCGGACAAATCCGGGATGCAAAACACCGCTCTCCGGTCCGTCTCGATGCCGCTTCGTAATACTTATCTTCCGAGAACGGGGAGCGCTCTTCCGTCCACACTGGCTTTTGATTCGCGCGATCCGCAAAACGCTTCTCGCCCTCCTCTATTGCCGCATAGAACTCGTCGATCGTGATCTCCCGTTCTCGTCTCATCTTCGTTTACGCTGCCGAATGATCCGGAAAAATAAGAAGTTGTTCCGCTCTTTTTGGAACGTTGAGCACTCCCTCTTCTCGAATCATCCGATTCACCTGATTTTTGAAATTCTCAATTCGGGCCATCATCGATTCGCTAATCTTGACTTTCGGATCTCGACTTCGTTCGAATCGTTTCGGAGTCTTAAATTTCCAAGCGTCACCGCTATGAGAAAGTTTTTTTGTAACTTCGATTTGAACCTGGAGCCCTTCGCCATGTGTGCCTTTGAACATTACCTGAATAGGCTGAATAAGATACTCTTCCTCAGCATCCAAATTTAGTTCGCAGATCGCATTCACATCGACGCGAAACGCATTGAAAGCATTCATCACCTTATCGTCATCAAGAGCGAATTCCGGAAGCGTATAAGGCCTTCCTGTGTAGTTATCACGGACACGTATTTCCAAACCTTCCTTCTTGAAAGCGATGTTCGTGACTTCAAATTGCCTCAGCAGTTTTTCTTGACTCATCCTTAACCCTCCTAAATTTGATTACGCGAACGTATTCGTTCACCTTTACCGAATGCCTATCATAGAAACAGGACCAGTTGTTCAGGAACTGCGATCGAGGTGAAAGCGGAAACCATTGACCTCGAATCTTCACTAACCCGGATCTGTAACCTTCTGCGGTTGCATCGACATCGGAAACATTTCGAATCTGCTGACCGCCTACTTCCGTGATTCGAAGCCATTCGAAAACGAAGATCCTCCAAACAAGTCTCCAGATCTTTGGAAATTTTTTCCGTAGGAAGAGAGTTACCCGGTTCTCCATGATTGCTCCGATCTTCTGTCCTGCTTCGTATTCGATATCCGCGAAAGGTTTGATCTTCCGACGCGTCTCGGTTTTGCGGCCAGTCGTGATCCACACTTTCAGAACGAGAGGCTCTTTGAAAAGGATCCAGGGCTTTAGGTTATTCATCCCAGCCAAGAGCCCTTTCTCTGTTCTATCCCACACGCCCACACCTGTTTTTGTTCCAGGATCAATTCCGATTAAAAATCTTTCCGGTAATGCGTCGAACTCGGATCGTTCAAACTTTTTAACCTTGGTCTCTTTCAAAGTTGAATTATTTTTTATGCTCATGCAGTTTCTCTTTCGCCTCTAACAACATCTCGTTTGCCATAGCGGTTAAAATTGTCCCTCTGGATTTCATCGGCATTCTTTTTAGAAACCCCTTCCGCTCCATAGAAAGAATTCTATCCACTATAGTCTTAGTAGTCACCACATAATGTAAGGCGATCTCTCTATACGTAGGGGGAAGCCCTACAGTTCGAATAAAGTCATCAATAAATTTCAAAGTACTCAATTGAATTGCGGTTAAGTCTTTTCTCACACAATCCTCTTCTTTTTTTTCAAGATCGGTTTTTAATTTTCCCTTTCCAAGCTTCGTAAGAAGATCAGTAGATCCTATCGTGATTGACTCAAGAGGAACATCGACTCCGATTTTTCTAAGCCTCACCTTGATTAACCTCCTCAACTCGTCCTCGGTTAAGCCAATATTAATTTCTCTTAAAACTTCGCTGAGCATATCCCCTGAAAATTCGGAGTGTACTGCTGAGAAAATTTTCCTATCCAACTTTATGCCGCCGGTTTTCGTTTGAACTTGCATGGCCCCCCCTTTGCAATTCTGAATGTCTCATAGAATTTTTTTGCTAAATCACCTTTTGGCTTTTTTGTATTTGGATCCATAAGCTCCTCTGGCGAATCGAAATTAAGGATCGCCAATTTTGTTTCGATTGGAAGGTTATAGGCCAAGACCCAGTCCTCAAAATATTCGTAGTCCTTTGGATCCGGATTTTTTTTCTGATGTTCCTCGGCCTCTCTCGCATAACGTTGCGTTGGCGTCTCGACCAATGTGGCAGCCGTCGCATGGATCTGATCAACGTAACTTTTTAATGACGAGATAGTGATAGGTATCGGCTTCCAAAATTTTGGATCATCTTTGTAGGGTGGTGTATCTTTGATATGGAGTAGTTTCTCCATAGTTTCAAAGACGAAATCCGCCTCATAGCCGTTAATCATGAACCAGGTTATCGCTGAAGTCTCCTTATAGGCAGTTCCGTTGTATCGGATTTTTTTCGACTCAAGGAGCTTCGAGATATTTTTGTGTAAGTTTGCAAATGTGATCTTCGACGATGACGATAGAGATTCTTTTTTTTCTTCTTTTTCTTTTTTCGTATTTGGTTCTTCTATATTAGGTTGGTCCGTAATAAGTTCATCCATAATAGGTTGTTCTATATTTAGTAGGGCGTGATTTTCCACAGGTGGATTCCCGGGCGTGGGTTTCCACGTGTGGGTTTCCACATGTGGGTTTCCACGTGTGGATCCTGGGGTATGGACTGTTTCAAAATCTTGCCCAGACGTGATTTTCACGTCTGGCTGTTTACGGGTTTTAGTTTCCGGAATCGTTCCTGTGAAATGCGGATTCAGCGATGGGTCTTCGTAGACGTCGAACTCATGAACGAATTGTCCGAGTTCGTTCCGATATTTTTTTCTATGGAAATATCCGTGCCGTTCCAGGTCCTTCCAGGCTGTTCGATGCGAGGTCTCCCCGTTCGAGGAATGTTTTTGAACCTCCCCTAAATGCAATTCCCAGTCGTCTGGACGTGCCAGGCAAATTCCCAACAGGCCTTTTGCCTCAAGACTCATCGTCTTCACGAAATTGTATCGTGTATCGATGTTTTTATAATACGTTTCCGCCTTATTAGTACGGAAAATTCTGACAACTTTCTTCTCTCTCATGCCATCCTTACCACTGAGAAGGCCCCTAAGTTTACGCCTTCTTTAATCGTCACGCCTGGTCCAATTACGGCGCGGTCTCCGATGGTTACGTTATCTCCGATCGTCACGTTTCGGCCGATCTTTGCGACGCGTTCAATCGTCACGCCCGTTCCGATTGCTGCTTTGGATCCAATCCTTGCCCTTTGACCAATCGTTGTATGCGCCTTGATTTTTACTTGGGGTCCGACGATTGCATCATTTTCAATTGTTACATTGGATCCAATTGTTGCTTTGGATCTAATCATCACCCTAACCCCTAATTTCGTTTCAGATTCAATTGCTACTCCAGTTTTAATCGTTACCCCGCTTGAAACGCGTACGCCTTCACCGAATGTCACATTCTCTCCGATCACTATATCACGTTTTTTGAATTCCTCTTTGTTAGAAAGATCGAATTCTTTCCAACCGGCGGCATATATGTATAAATAAACTTTGCTCATTATTATCCTCCACTACCCTTGAAAGGGTTCTAATGTTGTGCCTATCTAATCACCTGGTCGGATTCGATTATGGTGTGGTCTGCGATCTTCGCTTTGTTTCCGATCTTCACTCCGTCTCCGATCACCGCACTGTCTCCGATCTTCACTCCGTCTCTGATCTCCGCTCCGTATCCGATCTTCGCACTGTATCCGATCACCACTCTGTTTCCGATCTTTGCGTAATCTTCAATCACTGCGTTGAGTCCGATCACACTGTAATCTCCGATCTCCGCTCTGTCTCTGATCACTGCGTATTTAAGAATCGTTGAATATCCCAAAATCTTCACGTGGTCTTCGATCGTTGCTCTGTCTCCGATCGTTACGTGGTCTCCAATCACTACGTAACTCTGAATCTTAACTTGGTCTCTGATAGTTGCGCCTCGGCTAATAAACACGTTTTCTCCAAACTTTACATTCTCTCCGATCCATATATTACGTTTTTCGAATTCTTCTTTGTCGGAAAGATCGAACGGCTTCCAACAAAGAGAACCCTCATAATCATATAAATAAACTTTACTCATTATTATCCTTCCTCTCGGTGTCTTTTATGTCGCCTCGTTGGATCCAAAAAAGCGACAGGCCTTTTGTTTTTCGATTTCTCAATTTGTGAGTTAGCTGCCCTAAGAGCAGCATCGTCTTCTGCAGTGATGTATTTTTTTCGAATATTATTCCAATCGCGCATGAAGGTTTTCACCTCTGAACCCGGAGGTTTTTTAAACAGCCACTGCAAAAGATATGCTATCGCTAATATCAATAGCATACTTAAACCGGTTAATAGTTCAAAATTCATCGTCTTTATTCCATCTTTTCGCCGAAAAAATACGTCCCCACGACATCCAGCGTGACCACCTTATTGCCTTTTTCCAAGGACACACCATACACCCTACCAGACTCCGATCCGGATGCTGTGCAAAACTCTACTCGGGCGTCTGGATTACATTTCTCTAATTTTTTGATCAATGTCTTAACTTTCATGACGCCACGCTCTCTATCTGTCTCGTGGGAGCCGCCGGACTGATTTCGATAATTTTCCGCAAAACATCCTTCCACTTCCGCCAGAATTGAAGAGCGCTACAATCCATGTCATCAATTTCATCGTCAGAAAAGTTCCACCACTTTTCAAAACTATAAACCTTACAACCTATGTACATAGCATTATGCGAATATACGACTAACCAAAAATCGGTTTGAATCGTTTTGATGTTGTCAGAATTCCCAAGCACATCGCGTAGATTTGCACCGCGTAGATTTGCACCGCATAGATTTGCATCGCGTAGATTTGCACATCGCGTAGATTTGCACCGCGTAGATTTGCACCGCATAGATTTGCATCGCGTAGATTTGCACCGCGTAGATCTGCATCGCATAGATTTGCACCGCGTAGATCTGCATCGCGTAGATCTGCACGGATACCACCGACCTTGTTGTGCAACCAGGCCAGATGCGATTCTATAATTGCTTGTAGTTCTTCGTTTGTATATGTTCTCATCGTAGTAGTCCTCATTTGATTTGAAGATTGAGTTTTGAATCGATCCAAACTCCCGGAATCTCTTCGCCCGCTTCAATCGCTTTTTTCAGGTCCGCTTTGATTGGAGAATGCGTGATTTCGGTTTTTACGAATCGTTCACCAAGTTTTGTAATCAAATCAGATTCTTCGATCTGAACGATAACCTGAGAAGATTTTCTCCAAGATATTTCAGCACGCGGATCTTTGATTTTTACGCCAGCTTCCGCGTTGTATTTTATCCAGGATCCAATCGAATCCACTTGATTCTCCAAAGCCTTTCGCCTTGCCTTGAGACGTTCCTCCTCTGCCTCGATGGCGTCAGCTTCGGCTTGAATTGCCTTGTAAGCGCAGGCCATGTTTAGGAGTTTCCTATCCTTCTCCTCCTGAATCTCATCCAGGAGTCTGAAAAGATCTTGGTCTATAATCTCGCCGGTTTCCTGATCGACTGCATTACGAAGAGCCTCGTAATACATGTCGTTCAGATCGTAAAACGTTAATGTTGATTTGCTCATTAGAATAGATCCTTCTCGTCATAAATACGATCTGTTGCCCAATACAGAAGATTGAGTTTCTCCTCTTCCGTGTGGCCAAGAGCGTGCAAAGTCGCTTCAAATTCAGTTAAACCGTCATTGAATAATGACAACTTCTCTTGTGACTCGAATTCAGAACGCATATCCTCCCACAGTTTTTTAAACGTTTTGATTTTCTTGATCTTATCCTCGGGTTTTAGTTTGCCTTCGGTGAGTGTCCGGAGGAGCCAAGATTTAGTGTCCTCAAGTTTCTCCTCCAAGGATTTCTCGTCCGCCTTTGGAGTTGCCTTAGGCTGGGTAGTCGGAGTTGGGACAGGTGGTCTCGTGTCTACGACGGGTTTTGAATCCGCCTTTGGAGCGGAAGAAATTTCTTTCTCAGGTCGCGCCTCCTGTTCTGAAACAGAATCTGCCTCTACGAAATCCTCGATATCCTGGCTAAAAATATCAGACGCTGCTGTGACAGTGAGTGTTGCGTCAACCTGCGAACGTTTTTTTCCGATTTTCAAAACTGTGTTATAGCAATCAGCAATATCCGGATTTTCTATTTGCTCGACCCTCGCCAATCTCCATCCCGATTCGGTTTTAGTTACCGACATCCCCTTCGGTAGATATTTTTTATTTTGTCCGTTATCCCAATACGTCTTCGGAACAGGCTCGTTAGTTGCCTTATATTCGTTTCGATATCTGTATTTTTTTTCCATTGTTGAGCAAATCCCAACACCAGACCCTAAAAATTTTCCAGTCTCAATCGAATAGAGCTTGCAAATCACTTCGTATTCTCTATGTCCTCCAGGCAAATCTGTTTGCCTTATAGTGTATTCAGTTGCTAAGCGAAAAACGAACGAAAGTTTTTCGGCTCCAGATTTGTAGAGAGACGGCTTTCCGGTCCCCGGAATTACGCCGTAGTGCTCGCCATCGCGCATAACGTCCCTCATTACGCGCTGAATAACTGCAATGTTTGATTTTAATCCTTCCACGCTCTCGTTGACTGTTGGTCCAGGAAGTTGGTTAGCTTGGGTAGCAATGTTTTGGTTTTCGTTCGTTGTCGTCATCACGCCACCACCCTAATGCCGTACGATTTTTTAATGTCCTTGATAACAGCAGCCATTGCATCCGTTTCCGCCTTGAGAGTCAGCAGTAGCGCATCGCGTTCCCTGATCTGTTGTTTGAGATACGTGATTGTTTGACGATATTGGGTAAGGGCTGCCCGGATTCGAGCGCGGTCTTTGCGTGCGCTTTGGCTATCCGCTTTGCGTTGGCTCTTACGTTCGTCTGTGGCCAACCAATCGCACACATCCCTAACGTCCTGGGCGAGTAGTTCAAGGCCAGTGGGTTGAACAAGTTCACGCAAACCGTTCATCTGGTTGTCTGAATTTGTACTTTCGAAATTCATTATACACCCCCTAATTGTTTAGAGGTGCATAATAATGCACAATGTGCATTATTGTCAAGGAATAAACTTACACTTTGTGCAGTTTTATTATTGCTTCGGCTAACGTTAAAAGTCCGTCCATTCCAGGAGGACGACCAGTGTTGTTTATAAGATGCGATATCCGAGATCCGGGAACACCGGATTCTTTCGCAAGAAGTGCCTGGTTTCCCCTTTTCGCTCCTGCAAACTCCCGAATATAATCTATGAGTGCCTCCCGATGTGCCTGCTCCAAATCCACACATTTCCGCCTGTGTGTGATTATTTGTTTTATTGTCTCTGTTTTGGTCATATCCTATTCCAATTATCGGACCGGGTTTGTCTTTCCTCAACTCGTTCATGACAATGCCTCCTGATTGCAGGATGCAAATACTAACCATTGGTTAGTATTGTCAATGATTAAATTTAACTTTTGGTTAGTTTTTGAATAGTCTCGACAAGAATTAATATTCTTCCCATCGATGGTGGAGTTTTGCTTTCGTTGATCAAATTTGAAATTACCGGCACCGCTATTGCGCTTTCCTTTGAAAGCAGAGCAACGTTGCCTCTCTTCATATTCACAAACCAGCGGATATACTCTGTCAATGCATGTCTGTCCGATTCCTCTGTGAGTAAACAATCTCGCCATTTTTTGACGATTACAGGAATCGCTTTCTGTAGTTGTTGTTCTGTCATTGTAAATATCGCTATTACATAGTATCGTAAAAAGCGGTCCTTTTTTCAAGCGATTCATAACTCCACCCCCTGCTCTACCAAACGAGCGACAAGTCCCTCTATTCCCCAGCCAAGTTCGGCAATCGCACGAACCGCGTAGGTCGGTTCCATTTTTGCGGTGTTGGTGAGTTCAGTGTAAAGATCCCAAATCGTGAAAATCTGCACGTTGCAATCGCCTTCGATCGCCCGTTCAAAGGTTTTCCGATCCAGATACGGACGGTTTTTGGTGACGGTACTCATGCAACCTCCTGGGTATGCCTGGGTGCTGCACTGGCCGCCTCGCGAAAGAACGCGATCGTCTCCGGATCAAAACCTTCCGCCCGGAGGATCGCTATTTGTTCCTCCCGGTTCGGTCTGTAACCGTGGGCAAGTTCGAAGGCCTGAAACGCAATTCGGGCGCGGTCTGATAGGTGGTAGTGTGGGGTCATTGTTATTCTCCTGTTTTTTGGTTGACCGCAAACAAACGAGGAGGTAAACAGAACATTAGGTTAAGGTTCAATTTACCTGCGAAGCCCGGTTGCAGCCGGGCTTTTTTATTTGGTGTCGGGTTGTTGTGGTGACTTATATATACTAAATTAGTATAATTGTCAAGAATAAAATATACTATTGTAGTACATTTTTTATTGTTTGAGATAGGATTATAAGAGCTTCCGTTCCGAGAGGGTTTCCCGTTTTGTTCAGAAGGTTGGATATTTTGGACTGAGGAATTCCGCTCTCTCGCGCGAGTCGAATTTGGTTTCCGCGAGCAGCATTCACAAACTCTCGAATGTATTCCGTCAGCACTTGCCTGTCCGATTCCTCTGTATCCAGACAGTTCCGCCTGTGCGCAATAATTTCCTCGATCGAGGGTTTCGATTTCTTCTCGGCCATACTCTATTTCCATTGTCGCCATATCCGGTAAATCTCTCAAGCTGTTACTACGCCGCATTCCTGGGCCTTGACCAGGGGACGCTGATGGTTGATCATCAACCGCAGGTAAGCGCATTGAAACACTGCCATCAATCTGCGCATCCGATGCAGTTCCCCATCTACGTCGTATTGCCAAAAGCATCTCTCTATTTCTATGTTCGCCGAATTCATTCGTTGCCTCAGTTGTCCGATCCAAGTTTCTTCCGTGAAATCTCGACCGAAGCATTCTATGTTGTTTTAATATTACTCTTAGCTTGCCTTACGTGGTTTGGCGATTCCGGGAATCCTACCGTGCGCGATGCCAAGTTCGGCAAGGTAGGCAAGAACCGCCGGATTCGCAGTTCTTCCGGACAGAGTATCGCGCACGGTAGAATAAGAAAGCCCTGTCCTTGTTTTGATGCTCATGAGGTTTTTTCCCTTTTTCGCGAGTTCGCCCTTGATCCATTCCCGCCATTCGTCAGGCGACATAACGGAACTGGGTCTTTTTGTTGGTTGAATTTTTGCGCTCAATGGGAATTCTCTCCGTAACTGCGTCGTTATTGATATGGCAACGTTACTACGCCGTGCCGTATTTATTCAAGCAAAAAATATTCGCCTTGGCGTATTTTTGGATAGTTTTTTGATAGAGAGATTAAAAAAAATTTTTGAACAGTCTGGGCTTAGTCAAAAAGATTTCGCGAACTTAATCGGAATTGCACCGTCGACACTAAATGACCTATTCAACAACCGCGCAAAGACGCCGTCCATTGAAACTGTTATTCGAATTATTGAGGTATTTGAGATCGATCCACTCTGGTTCTTGATCGGCAAGGACCCCAAAAAAAAATCTCTTGCTCCGCTTTCCGAAGAGAAAATCAAGGAGATCGACGCCCACGATCGACTTGTTCGCAAGATCATAACAACTCCAAACGCTGGCGAGATGATTGCGGACTACCTCGCTTTGAGCGAACGAGATAGAACTACGGTGAACGCATTGATTAAACAATTAAAAGGATAAGAATATGAGAATTGTAATATTGAGCTTGGTTCTTTTGTTTTCGATAGCAGTTTAAGGATTTTTTTTGATAACGCGTTTGCGAAAAGTTTTTGAAGAATCTGGGCTGAATCAGAGTGATTTCGCGGAAAGTATAGGGTTGAAACCATCGTCTTTTAGCGATTTGCTTTACGGTAGAGCTAAAAACCCATCTGTTGAAACGGTTAGTAATCTGATTAAAACCTACAATGTGAATCCATTGTGGCTCATGACCGGAGAAGGTCCGGAAAAAAACCCTCGTCATTCCCCTTCCCCTCTCTCAGAAGAAAAAATTAGAGAGATGGATCTGCATGATCGCAGAATGAGAAGGATTAATACAACACCCGGTGCGGGTGACACGATTGACGCTTTTCTTGCACTTAGCGAGAGGGACAGGGCTACGGTAGATGCGCTTGTTAAGCAGCTAAAAGGTTAGCAGCTTGATCGGAACTGATTGAAGAGTGGGTTAAAGTGTGGGAGTGGCTCAACTACAACACATTAAAGAGACATAATATTATCTTTACTTACTTTAAAATCGTTATGGGGTCTAGTCTCTCCCATTGCGACAGCTATAATTTGACTCGGTGATGCGTGATCCTTGAGCAACCTGGTGCAAGCGTTGAAAGTTGTCCCATTCGTTCTTACATCATCGATCAATATGACACACCTCCCTGTCATTTCTTCAACATGACGCACTTCTAAATCTTTTACATACTCATCAACAGCAATCCTTTCTTTTTCTTTCTTAGACGAAACTCGATAAATTGCCTCTACGCATTTATATTTACTATCAGACTTACAAATGCGATTTACGAATATTATATTTCTGTCATCCCTGTTTCTATTAAATTTAACACCTTTAGGTTGATCGTTATAGATAGGGTCATTTTTTGCTTTTGAGGACGGCACTGGTATTAAAATCGCATTCGATTCATTATGCAATTCTAATATATTATCAAGAAATTTCCTCATCCCAAAAACAAAAAAATCAATGGCTTTATGCCTTCCTTCTTTGAAATCTAATATATTAGGGGAGTACGTAAGCTTACGGTACTCATCAACTGTCATAAATGAATTTTGTTTTGATTGCGTGACTGGAGTGAAATACCTGGCAAGATAACCATATTTTAGATTTCTATCATATACAGATAACTCCGAAGATAAACCAAGTATATTAAAAGAATATACAGACATGAATATCTTTTACAGGATTTGCTTTAAATGACTCAAGCTTTCTGCTACTAATGCCCCGCTTTTGATAAACTTAGAGACCCAATCGTATTCTTGTTCAACGAGTGATTTTGAAAAAATCAATTTTTTATGCAACCGCATACATTCTGCCGCCTGGTGTATAACTCCGGAGGTTTCACCTGCCTCAACAATAATAGTTGCTTCAGTCATCAAGGCCATCAATCTATTCCGTCTAGGAAAGAGATAAGTTCCCTTTTCTTCATGCGGAAGATTCATAGAAATGATTAATCCATTTTCCGAAATCTCCTCCGCTAAGAATTTATTTTCAGCGGGATAAATTTTGTGTATTGGAGTCCCGAGAACTGCAATCGTAGAATCTTTGGATACCAACGCTGTTGAATGCGCGACGGAATCGATCCCCTTTGCAAGACCAGACACCACTACATACCCTAGTCCAATAACTGCCTCCGTAATGAAGGCGGCCGTGTCTTTGCCTTTTTTGGATGGATTGCGAGTTCCTACAACGGAAACTGCTCGTTTTTGCAATAGCGCAGAATTTCCTTTATAAAATAGAGGAATAGCTCCGGACGATTTAGATTTATTTAATACAGAATCAAAAGCAAACCGTGTAACTTTAGCATCCACACGAAATAGATAATCACTATATTCTCTTTCTAGGAATTCTTGTTCTAACTCTTCCTTAGATTTCTGAAAATCGAAAAGCAATCTTTCGCCGGACGTGCGGCTTGAATTACGTTTTCTTGCAGTTGCCATTGTGCCCATCATAATACATTTAACCAAATTTACTACATGTTATCGCAAAGCTAGGACAAATTTAAATATGGCAAATATTACAATATTGGTCTTTTTATGTCACCTAATTTTTAACCTTATGGATTCAAGTAAAAATGGTTCTGCTTGAATCTTCATAAAATGCCTCAAGTATATCAGAATAATCTTCTCGAAATCATTACAAAAATTCAGGAGAAGACTACATAATAATAGCGTTTTTCAGCATTGAGTCGGTCGTCGGATATTTTTCGTAGAGTGCTTGAACTTTTTCTTCGTATTCGCGTTTATCGAACGGCCGCAAAGCTTGATCCGCGATTGCTGCCCTAAGTTGGTTTGCGAAGTTTTCCTTGAAACCGAGCATTCGCAACGCCTTAAGAATTCCCGTTTCTGCATCAATTAGAAAGATCTGCAACGGAGGAGCAAATCCATCTTGAGCGATCTCAGGAAGCGCACGATCTTGCTCAGACGCAAAAAGATGTATAGAATACGGACAATCCGACCAAGGAAAATCGGGATAAAATTTATGGAGAAAGAATATTATATTTTCTTCATAAAGAAATCCGAAACTTGCAACACCGTTCTTAATAGATTTAATCTCGGATTGACCTAATTTTTTGAGAAACAACAATAGCTCGTGCGAGCCAGAGCGGCACTGGTAGCTATTCCCCTCTGGCCAGCTCGTCCGGCCTGGCGAGTAAAGTTTTCCAACCTCGTGGACGTACATAATTCCTATATCGTCGCGTTCATTTCGTTAAGGGCATTGTATTGAATGTCCTTTATCGTACCGTTGTAAAGCACGCGAAGTTTAACTCTAAAATTCTGATATCCTTTCGAAATTCCTTCCACTGCAAAAATCTGAAAGCGCATTACCGAATAGGCTATACCGACCAAGAAAGTAAACGTTAGGAGAAAGAAAGACTTAAACACGAGATGAGATATTACAATTCTTTCATATTCTTCAAGCAGGGGTTTAAGATTCATTTGTCCTCTTGAATCAAGTTTCTTTACTCCCTGATCCAGCTCTATCCCAAGCGTAGAGCTGATCTTGTATCCGCTCATAAATAAATTCGTTAAGGATCTAAAAATTACATAACGCAAAAAACTGATTCGATGTGTGAATCGAATCGTACCGTTAATTATTGCCTCAAAACTTTGATAGGCTGGATCAGAGAATTTGATTCCATTTTGTTTCAACCCCAATTCGAAAAGCTGGTCTCGAAGCGCAAATAAATCCTCACGGGTCCGATCGACCAAGTAGCCCTTCCACAGAAAATTCCAAGAAAAAAATAAAAGACCAATCGTTAAAAACAACATTAACCCATAGATCCCGTTTTCCATTATCTGTCCTCCTGCGCCGTTCGACCATTTATCGCCAAACCGCTTGTTGAGCGGTTTGGATTGTGCTTTTTTTCATAATCTGCGTGCTTTGAACCGAGTCTTTCTATATTATCGGACCGTAATTTCTTTTGTTTGAGCCCATAAAGTACCCCAAAAGATCCAAAAATGTAACCTAATATTCCAATTAGATCGGATTTTTTTGCAAAATCAACCAGTGCGTTTATTCCAATATCAAATATAGCATTCGTCTGCTTTCCTGCAAGATGCGAAACTGACGCAACCAGACCATAGACGACTATTCCATATCTTGATATTTGACCAATTACAGAAATTATCCTCTCCCCCCAACTTGCAACAACACTCAATTTATGAGCCCTGTGGCTCGCCTCTAATTCGTTTTGCGTGGGGCGTCCCCGAGTTTTTTTGGACATACTATATTTAGCACAACAACGGTTGAATCAAAATTTAGTGTGTCATTTTTGTCAATTTAATGATTCACAAAGCTATAAAATATTTTACCAGGGCTTTGTTTAGCTGTAAACGGATATTCAGTATTTGAGTAAATATTTATTTTATAAAGTTCTTTTCAACCAAAAACGCACGCAAAACGCAACTGACAATCTTCCTTTGTATCCTTATCGCTTCAGTCTGTAGGTTTCCCAATAATCCAATCATAAGGTTTCAATTCATCCTCGTTTCCAGTTACTGTGATTCCTTCCAACGTTCCAACTTCACAAATTGCTTGCTTTGCAGTATAACAATATTCGAGAAATGCCCTCCGATCATCACATTGTCCGGGCCTATAATATCTCCAAATCATTAACTGAAGATTATTTGGAACCATGCGCCAATGCTTGAGACACATAAATATCTCAGGTTTTGTTTTCGTTTTGCAACCGATCGCGTGGCAAGTGTGATTTTGCTCTCTCATTTTCCCTTACTCCCAGCCCGAAGTTATATCGATTATTTTATATACTTCTTATATTTATCAACTAAAAATAGGGCACGCGTCTTCGCGTCCAAATCAGTTTTTAGCCGTAATTCAAGATCCGAATAGAGTAGGTTTTCTGCAAAGGCAACTCGTTGCCTTCTATAGTCTGATTCGTATTCTCTGGGATCAGAAAACTTGTACAGCGCGAGAACAAACCCGAGCGAAATTTTACTCAACAGAGGGACGTCTGCTCCGGACAGTAGATTCCATTTGATGCGAAATATGTTGTCCTGTACCATCGCTATCCCGATTATTATCAATCCAATACCCACCCCTATTGAGGAATAGTGTGCCAGGAATATACCACGCAACGGAAGAAAATATACAAAAAATATTGTAGTTAATAACGCCACCACAGTTCCGGAGGAAATCAGAATCGCACGCACCCTACTCGTCCCACCTCGGATACCTGTCCACATTACGACAACGGATGCCAGAAAATACAGGGAACAATACACTATTAAAAGGTGATAATTTCCTGTAGGTTTGTAAGCAAATCTCGCCACGTCTTGGACCTCTGCAAACCTGCCAAAAAACACTATAACCAAAAAGTATCCGATACAAATTGCATTCAGAAACTTATTGATACTCGGTTCAACCCTGTGCGGCCGAAACGTACTATCAATCAATTTGAAAAAAAAATACGGTGCAAATATCACAGGCAGGAGAGCAATATTTAACGTCTGAATCCTCAGTTCCAGGGGTAGCAAAAACCTCAATCCCAGAAAACCAATCCAAGCGGCTAAAGCGCAGCACAACAACAGAAACCACCTTCTCACAACACGACGCCGGGGGATTCTGTAAACGTAAACCCCCACGAACAAAACGACAAAACTACCACCGACCGCAACTTCCATTCAACATTCCTCAATACTATATGTATGTTTAGCATTTATTCAGCCCTTTAAATTGCACTATTTTTTTCTCATTTTCGTTTTACTAAATGGCGAAAACATAATACTAACCAAATCAACACATGCGCAAAAAATGAGTTAAAAGTTTTTCACAGTCAAATCAAAAAATTGACAGATTGGTAATTTTTTAATGTGACATAATATTATAATATGCTAAATTTAAACCAGATGCAACGGCTCAAAGAGGTGCTAAGAGAGACCGGACTCAAATCAAAAAATCTTGCGGAGATCCTGGAGACGGATCCCGTCTCATTTTCGAGATACGTAAACGGTAGGCGGGATATCCCGGTCGAGATTGCGTATAGATTACAAATCCAATTTGCCTATTCCGCAATTTGGATTTGTCTAGGCGAAGGGAATAAAAAGCTTTCGAAAAGCTTCTCGGACGGACTCACTCCGAAACAGCTCGCTACCGTCGCAGAGTTCGAGCAAGATCGAATTCTATTGCACAGGATCAACGCAGTTGGAGCACGCGACCTAATTGAACGAATTGTAGAACTCAAGAAAAAAGATCGAGAATTATTACGAATTACGTTCAATCGTCTTTTCGAGAAAAAATCTGAATGATTCTGTCTATGTATTCCTCAATGAGCGTTGTGATGTTGTCCTGATCTTTTTTTACATCGTCAAGAAATTCGATAAACAGAGATTTTAGTTCGCGTCGTGCATCCATCGTCGGACCTCGGATTATCCGACGAGCAATCAGTTTAAGTTTACAAATTTTTGCGATTTTTTAATTAGACACGTTTTGACACAGGTCTCACAGAATAGAAACGCACAATATTAAAAATACTTAATGCGTTGTCTTCTGCGGATTAACGGTTTCTTCGATGACTTTTGCAGATTCAAATTCCTCTAGTTTCATCCTAACGGATGGAAGGATTGTTCTGCATAAGTACATCTGACTTATAAGACCATTTGACACTTGCGTTAATTTAAGAGATTTTTGACCGAACCCTTTAATCCAATATTTCACCACTATTGAATCAACTTCATTCAGCCTAGACAAATCCTCTGGGATTATCGTTATCTCATAGGGAATTTCCCAATCAATGGCATACCCATGATTGAGCAGAACTACAAGCACCTCTTTTAAAGAGTATCGCATTAACGGCGAAATCTTTATACGCCGGAAGAAGCTGGGATTTGAATTTCGGGCTCCTGTTCAGTCCATTCCTCTTGACCGCCTTCGAGTCCATTTCGTAATTCCAATATTGTTTTATTCTGCTCTTCTATTTGCTTATTCTTATCCGCCAATTCTTGCAAAATTTTTGATATTAGTTCTTTTTGATGTTTGATAGTTTCATCTTTAAGGCTCGTCACTTGATCATGGTGATCTTTCGGAACAACCTCTATCATTTCTATGGGACGAATTATATCTTGAGCGAGCTTTCTTAATTCTTCTTTCGTAGTCCTGCTAAAAGATTTTTCAACAAACAATAAGTTAGGTCTATATTTTTCAGCTAAAAACCTTCTTACCTTTCCCCAAAGCTCATCATTATCCTGACTTTCGACAGAATCAAAAATGAATTGCATTCCACCTCTTTTAATAGAGGTCAAAAAGTATTCATGCATTAAATTAATAACGCCAGCGACTGCTGTCTGAGGCTTGTCGCTCTCATATGCTTGAGAATATTCTAAGCAAGTAGCTATAAATATTGTTTTATCATCTTCGATATAATTTTCGACAACAATGTGTACCATCGGAAAATGTACGACTTGCCCTGTCGATTTGTGTTTAGCGGATAGCCCTATTCTCAAATAATCCTGGATTTGACTTTCCATAATATTTCTATTTCCCGTTAAAGGTCTTATATTTTTTATTTATTTTGAAGGGTTTATATACTACCCTACTCAACCCAAAAAGAACTTCTATATATGTATCGCCTGTTCTGTAAAATCCCTCGTCACATAATTGTCACAACAATCGTGCAAACTGAAGATTTTTCCCGCTATACCCTATCAGAATGGATAGGTATAGCGATACTATTCGGCTAGTCGCAATTGTAAACTCGTTTTCAATATTTTGTCCATACACGGACTATGTCTCATTTTTTACTTTATGGACCACGTAAGATAATTTTCCGCTTTTCGGAAATTGAATTATTTTGAATTTTTTCCATAATGAAAAGATCCACTCTCGCGAAAAGACCTAGGGTTGCCTGTTTTGTTGCACACAAGGGCGGCGTCGGAAAAACGACAGACGCAATGGGCCTCGGGCAAGCACTTGTAGCGCTTGGGAAATCTGTTCTTCTCATGGATTTCGAAGAGAATAATAATGCGACCGATGTAACTCTCTCATATCATCCCGATTACCCGAGTCTCAAAAAACGAAATTGGTATACGGTTCTGGCCGGTATTCACACTATAAAGGAGGCGATCTGGAAAGGATCTCCTCATGGTTTCGACGTGCTCCCTACCGTCGGGCTCATAGAGGGCGCTATCGGAATGTTTAACAGCAACCCGGGACTTGCTATACTGCTCTCAGAAGAAATCAAAACCCTCGGTTACGATTTTGTAATTATGGATCTTAGCCCGTTAATAAATTCAATTACAGAATTCGCGCTCTACAATTCAGACATAATTCTTGCCCCAGTTGCAGAGGACACTCAGGGGTTGGCCGGTATTTCGAGAGTACTAAAATTCTATAAAACCAAAGATCCTAAATTTAACCCTAAACTCCGAGTCGTGCGAAGCAACATTTCACCTGCAAAAGAAAAGTTTATGCTCCAGCAAATTCACATACAAAATTTAGAAGCGACCGAAACCGTGATTTATAAAAGCCGAGCTTTCCTCAATGCTAAAAATGCAAAGGAGCCAATCTCCATTAAAGATAAAAGTTTTGGCATCTTCATCGACTTTGCCAATGAAATTCTCAGGAACGTTGGATGAAGAAAAAGAAACTCAGCCAACGGGAACGCATAGAGCGTGCAATGGCGCAAGAACATGCGGGTAGCGAAACGGAGGTTATTACCCAAAACAATTCTCTCTCAACCACCGATCCCATCGCTGAGAGAATTTTAACTCTTGCCGAAACTGCTGACAATCAAGTAAGGGGCGCCGTCCGTTCCTACATTGCGATTGGGAAAATGCTTAAAACTCAACGTGACTCCATGGCACACGGAAAATTTATGAAGTGGTTCGAGAGGCATATTGGGCCAGAATCTGGCCGAGATCATTCTTTCACTTATCGAATGGGGGCCCGATATATAGAAATGGCCGAAGAAGAGGATTACGTTCTCTCACTGGGACAGATTTCCCAGCGAAAACTTCTCGTAGCACTGAAAGAAAAACGAGAAGTTGCGCGCACAGAAAAAGCACTCAATGAAAATTCTCCAAAAGCTAGAAAACTTAAAGCCGAATCCATTCGCCAACGAAAACACAACGGAGAAAAAATCTCCACGAACGAGGCGGAACTTGTCCGTGAATATTTAATATCCATCAGGAAGGAGAAAGAAACGAAGTTTTCGCTTGAACTAAAGGCAATTGATGATGAAATCAAAATCTTTTCATGATTAAATTGGACACGCGTGTCCAATTTAGGATCACAATTTTTTTCTTTCCCAGTTCTAAAAAATAGTACCCAAAACTGTAAGCCCATATTATTGTACCGAATAGATCTCATCCGAGATTCGGTGTTCAAAGGCCTGCCTAGATGTGGTAGTCGAAGCAGGTCGACTTTCCTAAATCCCAATAATAAAACTATGTCTCATTTTGTGCTTGACATTTGTCTGGTACGATATTCTAGTCCTGATCATCTTAGGCGACATAACTAAGAAAGGCCGCTACCACTTAGGCCAAAACACCGAATCGAGGACCTCCGAACAGGCTCCGCGCCTAATCCATGTCCCCGATGAATAGAGTAGGGTAAACTATTTACCGTGCTGCGCCCGCGGTATGTCCGGCACTGTAAAAAGGAAAAAGTTCGTGGAAGAAAATTTGTCTTTCGGCGAGTTCATACCTCGCGCTGTAATCAACACAAAGCTCTCGCGAGGACTCCGAGACGTCCTCGCAAAAATCACGTTGCTCGACATCGCTGGCCGCTGCACCGATCACGGCGGGTGTTACGCGGGGAACGAATATATAGCAACAGTCCTTGGCATGGCGACCACAACGGTGGCAAAATATATTTCTCGTCTTCGTAAAGACGGATTCATCGAACAAATTTCTTTCGACGGACGAGTTCGCGTAATCCGGTCAACTCTCCACGATGCCGTCGTCATGGAACGCGCACAGTACAAGCTCTCAAAAATAGCAGAAACCCATCCTAGTCAGAATGGTACGGCAGGGCAGGGCAGGGGGGTACAACCGGCACAGTCTGCCAAAGACAATCGTGGCGGGTCTGTACGTACTAAAGATCGGAATAAAAAAACATTAAACGTATGCACATCCGAAAAAAATAAATTTCAAGGTTCGACTTGGGAGGATTTTCTGAAGTGGTCCGGCGAGCACTTGACGAGATCAAGCGTAGATACATTACAGAAAGTTAAAGTTCATTCTTCTGAAACAGAGCTAAAATTACTAACTCCAATCCCAGAGTCGCTTCAAATGATTATTAAAAAATATTTCCGAGAGGAAATCAAAAACCCGATTGCAGTAACATTCGAGACAATGCAGAATGAGGGGAGGGCAGCCTAATCTATGGCCTTAAAGGATTACATTCCAAATCGATCGGGTTCGATGGATTGCGTGGTATGTGCTGGTGTTGGGTTTGATTTAATTGTAGGCCCGACAATGAGTACATTTTCATTGTGTGATTGTATCTCGGAAAGCTGCCCTTGTGGTGGGAAGGCTCCCTGGTTAGTGTATGAACCCACAAAGCGCACGATGGTGTCATGCGCTTGCAATGAGGCACGAATTAATATGGAACACTATGAACGCCTTTTTAAATATTCTGGTATTCCTCCAAAATATCGATTTAGGACTCTCGACAAAATGGATCATGATTCGAGCATTGGAGCGTCTTTTACGATCGCACACGATTGGGCGAGTGAACTCGTTATAAATTGGAACAATGCGAAATTACTACCACAGGGATTATTTTTATGGGGTATTCCGGGCACAGGGAAGACACTCCTCGCGTGTGCTATACTAAACGAATTGATCTTTCGGTATAAGACAAACTGCAAGCACGCGAAGATCAACCGAGACTTTCTCGATAGGATTAGAGATAGTTATCAGAAGGGTTCCGAAATTCATGGGATGGAAAAAAATATAGAACGAGAGTTTGCAGAGGTTGAAGTGCTTGTGTTAGACGATTTCGGAGTTCAGAAAGAATCCGATTGGTCAAACTCAAAACTGTACGATCTAATCGATGCAAGATACGAACAGGGGAGGATCACGATAATTACCTCAAACAATCCACCCTCGGATCTGAAAGGGCAGGGTTCAGGCCGGGTTTATTCTAGGCTCAGAGAAATGACTCGGACAATTCACCTAAACGACGTGGCGGATTATCGGGAGAAATTAGCCCTACAATAAATGTTTTTTAGATTTATGAAATCCTGTGATCCTGATTCTACATTTTTGTTTTTGGGTTATAACTGAAAATTAACTGGAATCGGTGACAACCATCGGACAACAAGGTTCTTTGATTCTTTGTTACCAGTCCAAAAATGATGCCAATGCGCTTTTCGTAGATGAGGCATTTTTGACTGAGAATGTAGATCATTAATTCTTTGAGTTCCATGTCGGAACTGCCTAAGCTTCGTGCCTATTTCTAAACCCACATCCCACACGGAGACATTTGGAGCCTGGCCGAATTCATTATTTTTTAACTTTTGTCTTTGTTTATAGGAGTTGTAAGAAGTTGATCCTGAAATTTCTGCATTTTCTGAACAGATATATAATACCAATGGAAGGATCTTTTTAAAAACTTCTATTTGATATTGTTTATGTATATCTAATATTGAATCCGTTATTTTACCTTTAAGAAAATTCACGTCTCTTTTGAATTCTTTAGATAGCAAATCCAATGACTCATGAATTGTACAGTTGTCTAAAAACAATGTGAATGGGACAGGAGGACGATCGTCGTAATCGAGAAGAATTCTAAGCTCATCTCGTCCATTATCTGATTCCAGAAATGTAAAAAATCCATAACATCCCTGAATTTGTCCTGTAGGTAGTTCTATATAAATTGACCATTGTGGAAGTTTCTTTAGAACGTCTGAGGGCAGGATTTCCGGTAATTGCGAGTCAATCAGCTCTTCTAACAATTCCTGTGAAAATTTATAAACCCCTTTAGATAAACTCCACGGCACTAATGCGGCTAACTGATTTATTAACCCTACGTTATAGAATGCTGTGGTTTTTTGGTTTTGAATATCTCCATCTACTACGTTCGGAATATAACTCGCTATTGGAGCAAACACATAGCTAGGCCATTCCGGAATGGCCTTTCCTTGTTGTCCTAACGTATTTTGAACTATTTTTTTCCAGTTAGGGAATCCAGACAATACCTGATTGCAAATGCCCTCAGGTCTGGTTTTCGGTTTGTTTTGATTTTTCCGTCTCAGGGTTTTCAATTATTGAAGAAAAAATCCTCCACATGGGAGGAGTGTAATTTTATTGTCGATATCTTGCATAAGAAAGATTAATCAGTGGCGGAACCGTCTCCAAGTTCCGGTTCTACATTTTTGTTTTTTGGGTAATCGTTTCATAAAGTGAACAATAGTTTCACGCTCGATTGGATCGTTGTGGTCCGGATAGGGCAAGCCAGCATGGCGGAGAGTTCTCAATATAAACAGAAAATAAACGAACTGCTCCCGAATACGTCCCGACCCACGGAAAGCGCCGACCGCAGTAATGAAATCTATTTTCTCGTTGTAGATGATTGCCTTGCGCACATGAGAGTGAACTTTTTTCAATGCGATATACAGTTCCTCAGCTGCAAGTTCATTGTCACCGGAACAATATTTTTCCCGATTGCAACACAGTTTAATATACTGATGGGTTCTTGCAAGAGCGGTTATATATTCATTTCTATTCCCATAACCCCAACGCCTGGCGTAATCGAGTTTTGTATCTAATGGCATAATATGCCTCCGTTTATTGGAGAAAGATTAACCCCCCTCTACGGGGGGAATGTTCGTTTCATGCAGTTTTACCCGGTTCAACCCCCCGCGTAGGAGGAATATAATTTATTGTCGGTACCTTGCATAAGAAAAGTCGATAAAATATTCAAAATTTCTAATTACGGTTCCCTTTCTTTACTCAAAACCTGATAGAGTCTATTAGATAAATTCATAATAGGGGACAGAGACGCTGCTCGTTTCCAGGTGTTACACATGGAT